TCATCGCGGCGGCACCAACGACAGGGAATGAACCGCCAGAAGCATCTGGCCGCCGCTGAACGAACCGCTGTCGGCGGAAAGCACCAGGTCCTCGGCGCCGTAGTAGGTGATCGGCGTGCCCGTCAGCCCGTTCGCATATGAGCCGAGGCCCGTGCCAAGGCCGCTGCCGTAACGGTTGCCCGACCCGCTGACGCCAAGGCTCCAGCTGCTGACCGTGCCGGTGATCGCCTCCGTCACCCGGCCCGAGACACCGAAGACGACCGAACCGCCCGGAATGGCGGCCGAAACCGTGCTGCTGGTCCCCGGCGCCAGATCATGGCTGACTTCATCAATCCGGAACAGGAACGCCGCACCGCTGGCAGAGATGACCCCGGCGTCGGGGATCCAGCCCTGCCCGTCGAAACCGACCCGGCGGCCGGTCGCCTCGCACCAGGCACTCCACCCGGCCTTCGGTGTCACAATCACCCAGCCGCCATTGGCGAACAGCGCGATCTGCCCCGCAGCCCCCGCCCAGGCGCCACCAGCGCCGGGCGGGACGATATAGGCGGCCCCGTCCTGCGGGGCGGCTGGGGGCGCGGTGACCTGGTCGCTGATCACGCGCAACTGCGCCACCGCGTCGAGCCGCGCCAGCGCCTCGTTCACGGTCACATGTTTCTGCGCCTGGCCACCGGCCAGCAGCGGCAACTGGAATTGGAAAGTCTCGCTCATGGAATATCGATCCTTGTTGAAAATCCGGGGCCAAAACTGGCGGAGAGTTGCGCGACAGAAACCGTGAAGCCGCCCCCGCCCCCGTCCGCCGCCTGCATCGCCGCCGTGTAGAGGAACGCGCTCTCAGCAACCTCGATTTGGCGCAGGGTCGTGCCACCGGCCTCTATGGTCACCAGGTACGCCTCACGCTGTTCGCCCAGCGGCACCTCGGACAGGGTCCAGCTGTCGCCGCCATACCGGCTGCGGCGGACCCAGCTCAGGCTGACATCCCCGCCGGAGGTCGTGGCCCTCAGATGCGCCGGCGCATAGGGCCGCAGCCCGACGCCCCGCGGCTCGACCACCAGGTGCCGGTACCGGGGGCTGGCATAGCTTTCCCCCGACGGGCCGACACGAACGTGCCGCTCCAGCCCGACCTGGTCCAGCGACAGGGGCAGTTGCGGCTGCGTGCCATCCAGAAGCACGATGTCCGCCCCCGCCGCCAGGATCGGAGGGATCAGGGGCTCGGTCCCCGCTTGGCCGCGCAACAGGCCGCTCAACCGGTACTGCCGTGGCCCGACAAGCTCCGCGTCGCGGAACTGGATAACCTCCCAGTCGGCGGCCCCCGCCGCGCGGACGGCGAGCGTGTTCGCACCGTTCAGAACCTCCTGCGCGCTGCGCGACAGCAGTTCCCGCCCCGAGATCCGCACCTCCAGCGCATCCTCGGACCAGCGCCCCGGCGCAGCGGCAGCAAGGTCGCTCAGCGTCGTTCCGACGATGGAGGACACCGCCAGCTCGACCGGCGGCCCGTAGTCATGGTCCTGCGCGCCGGTGTAGATCGACAACCCGCCCTCCCACGGTTCATGGGTGGCCGCAACGAACGGTACGTGGGCCGTATCCTCCGCCCGAAGTAGGGGCAGGTCCATCACCTCGGCATAGGGCTGGCCCGACTGGTTCTGGCCGCGGCGCACGATAAGCTCGGGGATCACCGGCTCCGGGGCATAGATCGCCGCCTCGACCCGTGTCGCCTCAACCTCTCGCAGGGTGGTTTCCACGACCCGGTCGATGCGGAAAGACGATTGCTGGCCCCCCGCGTCGAGCGTCACGACGTCCCCCGGCTCCAGGTCCATGTCCGAGCGGGGCAGATGGAAGCTGACCTGATCGCGCGAGATCTGCGTCTCCGACAACCACCGTGCTGCGACCCGCGCACCTTCCTCATGGCTCAGCGAAACGAACAGGTCCGAGCCGGCGGTGAACAGCGCCTCGGCCCCTGCGATCTGCGCCTCGGCCGTGATCGACTGGAAGTCCTTCCCGGGGTGGACGAAACGCACGCGTACGCGCGCCGGCACCTCGGACTCGGGCAACCGGGACAATTCATAGGCCGGGGTCCGGGCATCGCGAACCGCCAGTTGCCCCTGGTCCAGCACCCGGGTCGCCATGCCGGTCCGGTTGCGCATATGCAAGCCCCCTTCACGTTCGAACACGTCGAAACCGTAGCTCAGCATCAGGGGCTGAAGGCTTTCGCGCGCCGACTCCGCGCCACTGACAAGGTAGCCCCGGACCAGACCGCCCAGCGCGCGGGTGTCGATATCCAGCTGCCCCGCGCGACCACAAATCTCGCGCGCGATATCGCCAAGCTCGACCAGGTGCGTGCGCCCGGAAATCCAGTGCCCCCGCGCATGGTTCAGCCCATCTGCCCAGACGTCCAGACGCTGTGGGAAATCCGGCCAGGGCCGCGCGTCCCAGGCCCAGACGAAGGCGCGGGACATGTCCACCATCGGCCCGGCATACACGTCCGAGATCGGGTTGTTCTCCGCCGCGCCCCAGAAGCTGTGCATCGCCTCAAGATAGCGCGCCTGGATCAACTCATCCTGGCCGCCGGTACTGTAATGCGGCAAGGCATTCTCGACAGATTGCGGATCCAGGAAGACATTGGGCTGGTTGGTCCCCTTGTCCACGGCGGGACAGCCGAGTTCGGTGAACCATATAGGCTTTCCCTCGGGCTGCCAGGGCGTCGGGCTTGCCTGCTTCACACCACCAATACGGTTCCAGTGAAAGCGCGACCACCAATTCGCGATATCCTTGTAGCGATACGTCCAGGGCTCGTCGTAGGCACCGTCCTCGATCGGTATACGGATTTGCGCGTCGCGCCCCTCCGCCGAGGCATAGTACCAGTCGTAGCCCTCGCCGCCCATGATGTTGCCGCGCAGATAGTCGAGGTCATGGATCGTCCCCGCCGCCGCGTCCGCGTGGTCCGACCCGTCACGCCAGTCCGACAGCGGCATGTAGTTGTCGATACCGACGAAATCGACCGCCGGGTCCGCCCAGAGCGGGTCGAGGTGATAGAACACGTCGCCGCTGCCATCGCCCGGCTGATACCCGAAATACTCGGACCAGTCCGCCGCGTAGGAAATCTTCGTGCCCGGCAGGATCGCCTTCACCTCCGCCGCAAGCGTCCTCAGCTGCGCCACCGTGGGAAAACTCTCGGGCCCGTCGCGCAGCTGCGTCAGCGCGCGCATTTCCGAGCCGATGCAGAACGCGTCCACGCCACCCGCCAGCTTGCAGAGCCAGGCATAGTGCAGAATGAAACGACGATAGCTCCACTCCGCGGGGCCGGAATAGACAACCGCGTCCTCCACGATCGCGAAGTCACCGGGCTGCACGCTGCCGAAGAATGTCGCCACCTCCCCGCCTGCTGCGGGGCTCTTGTCGGGCGAGCCGGCCCGTCCCGGCGCGATGGATGCGGTGATCCGCCCCCGCCAGGGCACATCGGGTTGATCCGCCGCGCCGCTCCAGGGGTCGGTCAGCCCGTTTCCGGCGCGGATGTCCATCAGGATGAACGGATAGAACATCACGGCCTGCCCCGCCGCCTGCAAACGCTGGATCGCCTGCACGACAGACGCATCCGCCGGTGTGCCGCCGAAACCGGGCCGGCCGTCGACATATTGCACGACCTCGGCCGAACTGCGGGTCGCACCGGCGACACGCCAAGGCATTTCCACGCCGTCCAGCTCACTCTGCTCGACCTTCGGCTGGATCGAGCATTCCGCACAACGCAGATCGGACCCGAACCAGCTGACCACGAGCGACACCGCCCCGCAGCCCGGAACCTCCTCGACCAACGCCTGCACCGACAGGTCGATGTCCGTGCGCCCGGCATTGTTGTTCACGTTGCTGACCTTAGTGTGGCCCTTCTCGATCTCGAAGCTGACGGGCTCGGTCGCCAGCGCGTATTCGCCGGTCCCCGGGACCAGCGCCACCGCGTTCACGGAACGCGCCATGGTGCTATCGGCGGTCTCGGGCGCGCGCTGAACCTCGAAATTGAACTGCGGAATGCGGTTGCCATAGGCACCCAGCGCCAGGTCCTCGATCACCACGTAGGCGGTGCCGCGATAGGCGGGGGCCTCCCCCTCCGGCAGGCTGGCGGCGATCAGCGGATCGGGCAACTGGGCCGCGTCCCCGTGATAGACGCGCATGTTCAGCGTCGAGGTGTCGATGATCTGCCCATCGGCCCAGACCCTGGCGATCCGCGTGATTGGCCCCTCGCACAGCGCGATGGCGATGCTGACCGAATAGGAATACTCCCGCCGCTCGGGGGCGCTGGGCGCGCCCTTGCCGCCCCCGGTGGTCGTGACGTCCTCCAGAAAGCGCGATGACCAGATGATCTGGCCCGGTACCCGCATCCGCCCCCAGAGGCGGGCGATCGGCGCCCCCTCGGTCGAGCCGGTCAGGCGCAGCATGTCGCGCCGCCCCACCTCCACCGGTTGCGCGCCGGAACCGAACAGGCGCTGATCGATCACCGCGCCCAGGCTCGCCCCCACCGCCTTGCCGATCGCGACGGAGGACAGGCCGAGCAGCCCCCCCCCGACCGATGCGCCAAGCGCGCCACCGGCGGCCGCCAGAACTACAGTTGCCATATTGCTCTCCTGTCAGGGGAATCGGAACGCAGCCGCAAGACGCGCGCGCCACGCCTGCCCAAGCGGCGAACGCACGACGCCAACGCGGCTGTAGGCATGAATGAATGACGCATCCGCGCCCTCGCGGCACAGGATGCCAAGATGTTTCGCGATGCCCCGCCCCCGCATGCGGAAGACGAGTACATCGCCCGGCGCCATGTCGCCGCTTGCCACCGGCACCAGGCTGCGCGCCGCCGCGGCAAGCAGGATCTCCTGCCCCGCGGGCTCGCCCCAGTCGGGCGTATAGGGGGGAACCGCCTCCGGCTCGGCCCCGTAACGAGCGCGCCAGATGCCCCGTACAAGGCCGAGGCAGTCACAGCCCACCCCCTTCAGGCTGGCCTGATGGGCATAGGGCGTCCCGATCCAGCTTTCGGCCAGCGCCACGATCTCAGCGCTCATGGCGAAACTCTTCCCAGCGAAGCACCGAGCCGTCATGCGCAGAACCGTTGCGCGGGTACGCCGTTACCCAGTCATCACCGGGGATATGCGGAAAGCCCCTGAAGTTCAGGACATTGGCGAACTTCGCCTTGCAGGTCGACAGATGCTTGTCACACCCCGCGACCAGCCGCACCCTATCGCCAACGGCCACCGGCGCGCGCGCCTCCGACCAGAGGATCGCCTTGCGCGACGCGCCGCGCCCCTGGTCCGCGCGCACCAATGCGCGCAGCCCGGCATTCGCCCCCGACAGCCAGGTCAGCGCACCGCCCGTGAACCAACCGTCGGCATAATCCGCCGTATCCCTCCACCCAAGGACAAGCTGCCCTTCGGCCGAGGTCAGCTCCGCCTCCACCGCATACGCCGGGTCGCCCAGGTCGACTCCGCAGGCGGCATCGCCAAGATCCCGATCGCAGGTCTTGAGGAAGGCCCGGCCAAGGGGCTGGTTCAACACCTCGCCCTGCCCGCGCAGCTCCGCCTCGAAGGCATGGCCCGACAGGCGCACCTCCCCGAGGGAGCCCTTGAAAAGGATGATCCGCGCCTCGGGCGCACTCCAATCCACCAGCCACTGGACCACCTCGGCGCCGTCGTAATGCCCGGCAAGGATATCCCCCTCAGTGATCCGGTCCGACGTCAGCGCGCCGAGCGCCTGCGCATTGTCCACGCTCAACCCGGTGGAGCGTTCCAACGCCCCGGCGTCGATGCCCGCGCCCGCCTCGAAACGCAGCCCGTCGAATTCCAGCGGGCAGTCGTGGTCCGTGAAGCCAAGGATACGCCCGTCCTTGCGGGTGATCCGCCAGCAGCGCGCCAGCTTCGTCGTACCCTCGCCAAGGCGGGCGCGCAGCTTGTCCGCGCCACTCATACCCGCACCTCGATCACCGGAACAGACGGCACCTCGCCCGCCTGGAAGCCTGCGACGCTCGCCTCGATCCGGTCGGTGTCGAAGCGCACGGGTACATCGAACTCGAAGCCCGCCTGAACCGGCGCACCGGGCTGGGGGGCGGCGGCGAAAACAACCACGCCCGTCATATGGTCGAGCGTGTAGTCCACGCCCTCGACCCGGTCGTCCCCGTCGATGGAAATCGTTTCCGTCCCGGCCACCGGCTTGGTGATCGGGCGGGTGTAGGACACGTCGCCCGACCAGTAGGTCTTGCTAAGCTGGAACAGGCGCCTCTCGCCGTCGCCATGACCGATGGTCTGATCCCCATGATCGGGTGTCTGCGAGGGGGGGCAGGACTTGTAGTCCGTCCAGTCCCGCCAGCGAAACCCGTAGAGCTGCCCGCCGCGCGCCTCGAAGAAGCCGATCAGTTCCTCCAGGTCGTCGAGCGAGCGCATCCCGAAACCGGCATCGTAACGCCGCCGCGAATGCGCCCAGGGGGTGGTGCGTTCCTCCGCACCGTTGTTCAGGGTGACGATCTCCGTGCGCCGCTCCGGGCCGCCGACGGACCCGAACGACAGGGAAACCGGAAACCGGACTTCATGAAAACTCATGGAGAAACCTCATTGATTGCGCCGCCCCTGCCCGATCGCCCGCGCCACCTGCGCGGCGATCTGGCTGCGCGAGCGTTGGAACCCGGCCACGTCGGGTGTTGAAATGTTCATCGTCACCTGCACGTTGCCGCCGCCCCCGCCGCGCACGCCCAGCTTGCCGTCCGCTCCGCGCGTCAGGGGCATGATCGCCTCCGGCCCCGCCTCCCCCATGACGCCGCGCTTGCCGCCGCGCATCGCGAAAGACGTTGCGCCGTCCACGATCCCGCCAGAGGCGAAGCGCTGCACCTGGCCGGAGTTGATCACCCCGCCCTTGGCGAAATATCCGCCAAAGAGCGAGTTAACCCCTTGGCTGATCGCCCCGGTGACCGGGCTCAGCGCCGCATTCAGCACACTGCCCGAAATACGCTGCCCCACCCCGCTCAGCGCGGCAGACAGGTTGCGCCCGTCCAGGATCAGCCCGGTCATTGCAGACTTCAGGCTGGTCCCCAGCGTCCGGCTCAGCGCCGAGGCATCCTGGCTGGCCACCCGCATGGAGGAGGTCACCTCCTGCATTTCGCTGCGGAACGCGGTGGTCATGCTTTCCGCCCCGTTGAGCGAGGTTTCGAGCCCCGCGATCGTGCCCTCGAGCCGGGCGAAATCGTCTTCCAGATCAGCCATCCTCGGCCTCCGTCCTATTCTGGGTGTCGGGATAAGCGCGCATCAGCTCGCCCAGGGCGGCCCGCGTCGGGCGCGCCGCGACGGCGCCGTCCAGCCCCGCCATCAGCATCAGTTCCGCCGGGGTCAGGGCCCAGAACTCGGCCGGTTTCAGGCCGAGGTCCTGCAAGCCAAGGCGCATCAGCGGGCCCCAGGCGATACGGCTCACGCGGGGTCCGCCTCGGGCAGCGCGAAGGTCACCGCAAGCAGCCGCGCGCCCGCACGGCTGGCGGCCATCGCACCGCCCTCGATCTCAGCCGCCGCGACATCCGAGAGCGGCATGTCCAGCCCCGCCGCCAGCAGCGCCAGCAGGTCGACGGCGGAAAACGCCCCCGCCTCGAACCGCTCGACCAGCTCCACCAGCGAGCCGCTGCCGAGCCGCTCCTCCAGCCCTGCCAACGCGCCGAGGGACAGGCGCATCACCCGCGCCTCTCCGTTCACCACCAGCGACACCTCGCCACGATAGGGATTGGCCACCATCAGATCGCCGTGAACGCCAGCGCCCCGGCCGAGGCCAACGCAAGGTCGTAGACCGCTTCGCCGTCATGGTTCCCCGAATACTCGATCGAGGTGATCTGGAACGGCCCCTCCACGATGCCGAAATCGGGGATGATCACCTGGAACACCGGCAACGAGCCGTCGAAGAAGATCTGCCGCGCCCGCTCGTCCGTGGCGTCGTCCAGGAACACCCCCGAGCCGGAGATGGAGGCCGAGCGCACCCCCGTGCCCCCCAGAAGCTCCCGCCAGCCGCCGGTGCTTTGCAGGTTGGTGATGTCCACCGTTTCCGCGTTGAACGTGATGCGGCTGGCGCGAAGGCCTGCCACGGTCTCGAAACTGCCGGACCCGTTCATGTCGATCTTGATCAACAGGTCCTTGCCCTTCTGCGCTACCATCTTTGCTTATCCTTCAATGAGTTAAATGCTGTCCTGCAGGACGGCGCGGAACCGCAGCCGCACGCGGCGCGGCGCGTTGGCCGCCCCGCGTTCGGCGCGCGCCTCGATCATGTGCAGGTTCACCAGGTGCCCCCGCGCCATCGGCAGATCGCGATCCAGAAGCGCCTCGCACACCGCCGCGGCCGCCGCCTTGGGGCGGGAAAACCCCTCGGTGCGCGCATGAACCGTGACGCTGAAATCATGCACCGCGCCCCGGCTGGTCTTGGTGGACCCGTCGCGCACACGCTCCTCGCCCAGGGTAACGTGCAGCTCGGGCACATCCGCCGGGGCCAGCTGGGGGGGCGCGTCATAGATATCCTGGCCCACCAGCGCCATCAGCGCCGCATCGCCCGTCAGCGCGGTGAACACCGCCTCCTGCAAGGCCGTCGAAAGCGCATAGGTCATACCGCCACCCCTTCTTCCGCGGAGCAGAGCAGGTAGCGCGCCGCCGGGTCCGCCTCCGCCACGCTTATGATGTTGAAAACCCGGGTCCCGTCCCGGAACCGCTGCGTGGGCTTCGGGCGCTGCGGGCTACCCGCCGCCGCCCCCCGGACCGAGATCGTCCAGGGTACGCGCTCACTTACCCGTTCCGCGACCAGTTCCTCGCGCCCCCGGCGCGGGGCCATGTCGGCCCACAACTGCCCAAGCGCCTGCCAGCTGTGGCTGACGCCCCCCATGCCGTCCGGAACCTCGATCCGCTGCTCCAGGATCAGCTTGCGCCGCCGCCCCGCGCTCACAGCACGTCTCCCAGCAGGCGCACGGTCTTGTAGGGTTCGATCAGCGCCAGCACTTGGAACGGCATGGACGAGCGCGCTCCGGACTCCGCCGTGCGCGCCTCGTAGTTCCCGGCTGCCAGCAGCATCACTGCCTGCGCCAGGTCCGGGGGCACGTCGCGCCAGTCCAGGCCAAAACCGGCGGTGAAGGCAATCCGCGCGATACCGCCCACGGGGACCGACGGAAGGCTGTCCGCCGTGATCTCGGGGCGGAACAGGTCCTTGCGCAGACCATAGCGCGCGGGGTTCACCAGCACTTCATCCCCCGCGCGGGTCACCAGCGTGATCGCCTCCAGCGCGCTGACCGGGCCGACGGGCAGTCCCTGCCGCTCGGGGCTGAACCAGCGGGTCACGTCCCAGGTGAAGCCACGGGACAGCAGCACCTTGCCCGTGCGTGCCTCCACCGCCGAGATCGCGGCGCGCAGGTAGCCTTCCAGCAGCGCGTCCTGGCTGCCGTCATCCTCGAAACCGCTGCCCAGCATCAGGTGATCGGCAAAGGCGCGCACCGGGATGCGTTCGGCGCCAACGGTGCTTGTTTCAACAAGGTTCATGTCAGGCTCCCCCTGCTCAGGCCGCGATGCGCAGCGTCAGCGCGCGTTCCAGCGCGCGCCCGGTGTTGGTGCGCGCCCCGGCGCTCACCACGTAGATCCGCCCCGGCACGCCGCCGCTCAGCCGCGCAACGGAATGCACGTTGTCGAAGAACTGCTCGACGATCCGCGCGTCGCCCGGCCCGCTGGCCGGCGTCACCTGCCAGCCGAGGTCGGCATCCACGTATTCCCCCGGCTCCAGGTAGCCTTCGGCCCAGTCGATCTGCGCCACGGCGTCCACGGCTTCCGGTTTCAAGATGTAGCCACTCATCGCGGTCCTCCTCGTGCTGACGAAAAAGGGCGCCCCGTTTCCAGGGCGCCCCGCAGGTTCATGGGTCAGGGTCGGATCAGCTGACCGCGAACTTCAGCAGCTTGATCGCGGCGAAGTCGCTGACGTCGCCACCGATCCGCTTGGTGGCATAGAACAGCACATGCGGCTTGGCACTGAACGGGTCGCGCAGGATGCGCAGGTCCGGACGTTCCGCGATGGTGTAGCCCGCGCCGAAATCGCCAAAGGCGATGGCGGTGGAGTCCGCAGCGATGTCGGGCATGTCCTCGGCGATCAGCACCGGGTAGCCCATCAGGCGCGCCGGTTCCCCCGCGGCCAGGCCGTCGGACCACAGGAAACGCCCGTCCGCGTCCTTCATCTTGCGCACCGCACCGGCGGTCTTGGAGTTCATCACGAAGCTCGCATGGGCCCGGTAGCGCGCGCCGAGCGAGTAAACCAGGTCGACCACCGCATCGGCCGGCTCCGTTGCCGAGAAGTCGCCCGCGGCCCCCGTCGCCACGTAGCCGAGCGCGCCCCAGGTCCAGCTGTCGTTGTCCACCGTCGCATAGCTGAGGAACCCGGTCGGCTTGTCGATCCCGTCGCCCGTGATGAACGCCCCGCCCTCGGCCCGGGCGAACTTGTCGCCGATGCGCGTCGCCAGCCAGCTTTCCACGTCGAAGGCGCTGTCGTCCAGCAGCCGCTGGGACGCCTTGGGAAGCGCCGACAGCTCGTGCAGCGGGATCGAGATGCGCTCGATCTGCGGCGTGCCGGTTTCCGTGGCGGTCGCCGCCTCGGTCGCCCAGCCATGCTCGAAGTCATTGTGATCGACCAGCACGTCATAGGCCGTGGCCTCCACCGCAACCACATTGGCGATCGCCCGGATCGAGGAGGCATCGCGCAGAACCCCCGAAATGGTCGAGCTGGTCTGCGGATCGACCAGGTACCCACCTTCAGCCGAGACCGAGGCGTTCAGCGCCTTGCCCTCGATCTCCAGGTGACGCAGGCCGTCGTCGTCGCCGCTGCGCAGGTAGGCGCCGAAGGCTTTCTTGTGCGGAACATCCGCCTCCGCGGTGGCGGACAATACGGGCCGCTGTGCGGTCATGGTCTTGCGGTCAAGCATGGTCAAACGGTGATCCTGTTCTTTGAGTTGGGTTTTAATGTCGTTGCGAAAATCACTGAAATCACTCAGAAATCCAGCCATCGCAGTCTTGACTTCATGGCCCGCGCCAAGGCGCGGCGAAAGACTGTCGCTGGCCCGGCCCCTGGTTTCCTTCTCGTGCATCAAGCGTTCCTTTTTGATGTCGGTTGAATAAAAGGCGCCTGTCACGCCAGCATCGCCCTGGCGGCGGCGAAGGCCTCCGCCAGGTCCTGCGCCAGTGCGTCGTGGCCGTCATCGGCCCCCTGCACCCGCGCCTCGGGCAGCATCGGAAACGTCACGACCGATACTTCCCAAAGATCAATTTCAAGCAGCTTGCGGCCCGTGCCGGCCTTCTCCGCGCGGATCGTGCGGTAGCCGATTGACAGCCCGTCGATCGCCCCCGCCTCCAGCAGGGCCAGCGCCTCGCGGCCGTCCTGCACCTCGGACAGGATGCGCCCCTTCACGTACAGCCCGCGCGCGTCCTCGCGGATTTCGTCCCAGACGCCGATGGGCCGCGTGGGGTCATGCTGCCAGAGCATCTTCACGTTGCGCCGCGCGCCCCGGTGAGACTTCAGGCTGGTGGCATAGGCGCCGGGCTGCACGATGTCCCCGCCCTGGTCGGTGGCGCCGAACAGGCTGGCATAGCCCTCGATCGCGCAATCCGTCAGGGCCAGGTCCTCACCCAGCGCGCAGTATTTCGTCTCGAGCATCGTCGAGCTCTGCAATCGCGTCATGCGGTGTCCAATCATTGCGAGTTCATCAAAAGGGAATAGGCGACCTGCGCCGCCAGGAAGCCGGCCATTCCCGTCACGGCCAGCCACATGCGCCGCTCGACCCGGTCGAGCAGCTCCTCGATGCGGCTCAGGCGCCGCTCCAGTGAGCCCCAGCGCTCGAGGTTGACCTGTTCCTGCGCCTCGATCCGGGCCGTGTTCGCATCGAACGGCTCATAGAGGAAACGGGACCCGCCAACCCGGGTCGTGCGCTCGCTCATGCGTCGTCCGCCAGGCGCGGCAAGCCCAGCAGGCTCCGCTTTTCCGCCGCGCTCAGGAAATCCGCGTCCGAGATCCGCCGCCACTGCGCCTCGCGCTCCGCCGCCAGCGCCGGGATCCCGTCGAGGTCCGCGCCAAGGCGCAGCTCAGGGCCGAAACGATCCGGCAGCCAGCCGTTGATCGCGGCCAGCACCTTGCCCACCAGCGGCAGCACCGTCAGGCGGTAAAATGCGCGGTTCGCTTCCTGGTAGTTGGCGTAGGTGTTGTCGCCCGGAAACCCCATCAGCATCGGCGGCACGCCGAAGGCCAGCGCGATTTCCCGCGCCGCGGCGTCCTTCGTCTTGTGGAACTCCATGTCCGAGGGGCTGAAGCCCATGGGCTTCCAGTCCAGCCCCCCTTCCAGCAACATCGGGCGGCCCGCGTTGCGCGCGCCCTGGTGATTCAGCTCCAACTCGTCGCGCAATCGGCTGTACTGATCCGCGCCCAGCTGTCCCTGCCCGTCCGCGCCCTTGTAGACGATCGCGCCAGAGGGGCGCGCCGCGTTGTCCAGCAGCGCCTTGGACCAGCGCGCCGCAGCGTTGTGCACATCGACGGACACCGCCGCCGCGGCCATCGCGCTCAGCCCGTAGTGGTCGTCCTGGGGGTGGAAGTTCTTCACATGCAGGACCGGGGGCAGCCCCTCGCGCATGTTGAACAGGTGTTTCTTCGCCCCCACGGCGTATTCATAGGCGACCGGCCAGCCATCCACGCCGGGGATCACCTTCATGCGGTCCGAGCGCAGCACATGCAGCTCCGCCGGGCCACCGTCCAGCGTCTCACCCGCCGCTTCGAGGTAGCCGTCACCGCTTAGTAGCAACTGGCCGAACAGCGCCTCGAACAGCGCGGCGCGGCCCTGGCCGGGGTTGGGCCGCTCGAGCAGGCCCAGCAAGGGATGCACGTCGTAGCGCCGCTGGCTGTCCTGAAGCACGACCGGAACCGCGGCGGCGGCCTCGGCGATCATCTTCACGCAGCGAAAGCCCACCGGGTTCTGCAAGAAGCCAGTGCGCGTCAGCGACACCGTATCGCGCGGCGACCAGGCCGCACGGCCCGCGCCATGTACCGCCACCACCGCGCCAACGGCCGAGGCCTTCTCTTCGGCCACGCCTCTGCGGGCCGTCTGAAACAGCTTGAACACCATGCGATCCATCGCTCCTGAAATCTGGTCTGAGGGACCGGCCCTACCGCCGGTCTAAGGTGGCCCCGAACGGGGCCGGCGCAGCGCTCAGAGCGCGCGCACGCGCGGCGCAACGAAATGCGCCGCCGGTTCAATCATCAAGTCGTGCAGGGCCCAGACCAGCGCATCCAGCCGGTCCGGGCTGCCCTGTCCGGTAAAGCCCGCGCGGGTGATCTGCGTCATCTGGTCTTCCAACGCGGGGTGCGCACCGACATGGTGTACACGGCCCTGCTCGTACAGCGCGGCCACCGGCTCGGCGCGCGCGGCCTTGCCCACATGCGCGCGCTTGGTGCTGATCGGCACCATCGCATCGCGTGAGCGGATGACGGAGGTCACCATATCACCACCCATGTTGACCTCGGCCACCAACCGGTCGGCGTTATACTCCCGCATCTTCTGAAGCGCGCGATCCGCCCATTCGGTGGGCGACGCGGCGGAAATCGTCGCATCCTCGATCACGTAGCCGCGCCAGTCCTGCGGCGCCCCCTGCGTAGTGACCCCGACCACCACGATCCCGCAGGCGTCCGAACTCGCCTTGCTGCCCGCGGGCGGATCGATCGCCACCACGATCCGGTCCAGCGGAGGGGCGGCCTTCAGGCGCGCGGCATCCAGCATCTCCATGCGCCAGAACGCGCCCTCGGTGTCGGTCAGCAGCTCGCCGTCCAGCTCCTGCCGGCCCAGCCGGGTGCCGCCGTATTTGCTCGTCACCTTTTCAAGGAAGCTTTCGGCCAGGAACAGCCGGTTCGCCTCCGTCGGGGCGGAGGTCTTGACCGTCCCCGCCTCGTCCAGCAACTGGCGCAACAAGGGCACCGAGCGCGGCGTCGTCGTCACCACGGCGCGCGGGTCGTCGCCCAGACGCAGGCAGAACTGCAGCATGTCCCAGGCGTCCTCCGCGTTGGGCCACTTGGCCAGCTCATCCGCCCAGGCCGCATCGAACTGGGGGCCGCGCAGCGCTTCCGGGTCGCGGGCGGAAAACACCTGCGCCTCCGCCCCATTCGGCCAGACCAGCCGGCGCTTGCTCGCTTGCCAGTCCGGGCGGCGATCGGGAGGCGAGCAGGCAAGGATGCCGCTATCACCCATCACCATGACGTCCCGCGCCTGGTCATAGGTTTCGCCCAGAAGCGCCACCCGGCGCGCCTTGCCCGGCGCCTCGGGTGTCGCGCCTTCGACCTGCGCGCGCACCCATTCCGCCCCGGTGCGCGTCTTACCCGCCCCGCGCCCGCCGAGCACCACCCAGGTGTGCCAGTCCCCCTCGGGGGCCAGCTGGTGGCCGCGATGGGCCCAGTGCTCGAACAGGAACGGCAGCGCCAGCAGCGCGTTGTCACTCAGCGAGGCCAGAAACGCTTCCGCCTCCTCCGCGCTGGCGGAGCCGAGCAAGTCTGTCACGGATTTCAGCCCGCGCAGCGTCGAGGTCGATGCGGTTTCCCGCGGCTGTGGATCCAAATGTATCAA